CGATGCCATGATTGATGAAATGGTGGCAGAGGTGGATCAGCTGAAGGCAAAGGCCTACAAGATCACTTCCACCATGCAGGATGTTCCTGCATTCGGTGGAGGGGCTGGGGATAAAGTCGGGGACGGTGCCGCAGCGCTGGTGGATCTGGCCAGGGAAATTGACGAAGCCACAGACAACTTTGTCAACCTGAAGCGGGAAGCGGCTGACTTGTTACAGAAGATCAGGAAGGCGAAGTATTACAAAGTCCTGTCCATGAAGTATTTTAGATACATGACCTTTAAGCAGATAGGTGATGAAATGAATTGTAGCAAAAGGAATGCCGAAAAAATTCACGGCAGGGCGCTGCAAGTGTTCGATAAGCTGCTTGCGGAGAAGGAAGTCAAGCAAATGAAAGAGGAATAACCCCCTACCGCCCTATATAGGGGCGGTTTTTTCAAAGAAATTTGCAAAAAGGTTCGCATTTGTTCGCAAAAGTTCGCAAAGTTTCGCAAAAGTTCGTTGAAATTCGCACCCTGAATGTGATAGTATTATGCTGTGAAAAAGAGGGAACCCCCACAAAGAGGATTCCCGGCAAAGAATGAAGCCCGGCAGGCACACACCTGCACGGGCTTTTTCTATGCTCACAATTCAGGAGTGCAGGCCCGTGGGCATCGTCCCACCCTCCCTGATTGACGAATCAGATTTCCGGCCTGCGGGATTTATCGGCTGGCGGGGGCCGTATGAGAAAAAGGAGAAAGAACGATGGAACAAGACATGAGCAAGATTTCCACCAGTGAACTGGTCAAAGAGCTTCAGAATCGTGAAGGCGTGATGCAGGTGATTGTCAATCCCTATGAGGATAAATCCATCACAGTCAATGGGCCTGCGGTTGTGCTGGTTGTCATCGACTGATAGGAGGACACCATGGGACAGAAGGTCAACGTGCTGGGCACGGAATACACCATCAACTACTACGATTTCAAAGACAAGCCCATCTTTGAAAAGCGGCAGATTGATGGGTACCATGATGGCATTGAAAAAGAAATTGCCATTGTGCGGATGAATACCTATCCCGGCTTTGAAGATGAAACAGATGAATATTGCCGCAAGGCTGAAAAGGATGTTCTGCGGCACGAGATCATTCACGCCTTCCTTTTCCAAAGCGGCCTTGCTGATTCTTCTTTGCAATACGGCGGCGGCTGGGCAAAGAATGAAGAAATGGTTGACTGGATGGCCCTTCAGTTCCCCGTGATCTTGAAGGCATTCCAGGAAGCCGGGTGCATCTGATCAGATAACAGAAACATAAAACAACCAGAAAGAAGGTGATGATTGTGGTAAAGCTGACAGCGAAGCAGCAGCGTTTCTGTGATGAATACCTGATTGACTTGAATGCAGCCCAGGCTGCAATCAGGGCCGGATATTCTGCGAAAACTGCAAAACAGATCGGTCAAGAAAACCTTACCAAACCTGACCTTCGCGCATATATTGACCAGCGAATGGCCGAAAAGGAAGAAGCCCTGGTTGCCAAGCAAGACGAAGTGATGAAGTATCTTACCGCTGTTATGCGCCGGGAATACGCTGAATCTGTGGTTGTTACGGTCACAGAAGAAAATTCCTATTATGAGCCAGACGAAAACGGCACCATGCGCAAAAGGTCAGAGAAGAAAGAAAAGCCCCAGATTGTGGAGATCCCGGCCATGCTGCGTGATGCAAACAAGGCCGCTGAACTGCTGGGCAAGGCTTATGGCATGTTCACTGACAAGCTGGATGTGGACGCTGACATGGACTTGAACATCACCGTGAATTATGGGGACGGTGGCACATGAACATCACAGTACAGGCAAACCCCGGCTTCATAGAAGTCAACCGCAGCAAAAAGCGCTACATCGTGATGAAAGGTTCCGCAGGATCTGGCAAGAGCGTGGACACAGCCCAGAACTACATTCTGCGCTTGATGCAGGACAAGGGCCGAAACCTGGTTGCTATGCGGAAGTCTGACATCACCAACCGTGACAGCACCTTTGCAGAACTGACTGGTGCCATCTATAAAACGTTCGGGGAGTATGCAGACCGATACTGGCAAATCAATATGTCCCCGCTGAAGCTGACCTGCAAGGCCAATGGCAACCAGATCATCTTCAGAGGGATGAACGATGAAAAGCAGCGCGAAAAGCTAAAGTCCATCACATTCCAGAAAGGCAAACTGACTGATGTGTGGTTGGAAGAAGCAACAGAATTCACACAAGCTGATGTGGAAATCATAGATGACCGTTTGCGTGGCGAATTGCCGCCCGGCCAATTTTATCAGATCAGACTGACCTTCAACCCGGTGAATAAAAATCACTGGATCAAGAAGGTCTTTTTTGATATTCCAGACCCCAACGTATTGACCCACCATTCCACCTACCTGGGGAACCGCTTCATAGACGAAGCCTACAAGGCCCGTATGGAGCGCAGAAAGCTGGTTGACCCTGAAGGTTACCAGATATACGGCCTGGGTGAATGGGGCGAAATTGGCGGCCTGATCCTGCATAACTGGGAAGTGAAGGACATTTCCCAAGACCCCGCAGATTATGACGATTTTGTCAATGCCCAGGACTTTGGCTTCAATCATGCTGATGTGATCCTGGCTGTGGGCAATAAGGATGACAACATCTACATCACAAGGGAGCTTTACGAGTTTGAAAAGGACACGAATGAACTTGTGGAGCTTGCCTTGCAAAAGGGATTTAACCCAAAGACACAGATGTGGTGTGATTCTGCGGAGCCTGACCGAATCCTGATGTGGGAGAAGGCAGGCTGGTGGGCTGAAGGCGTGGACAAAGGCGGTTCTGCTGGTTCAGTCAAGGCACAAATCGACTGGCTGAAGCAGCGGAAAATCTATGTTCACCCTTCCTGTGTAAACACCATCAAAGAGCTTCAGCAATGGAAATGGAAGAAGGACGAAAAGACCGGGGAATACCTGGACGAACCTGTTCCCTTCCAGGATGATGCCATGGCTGCCTTGCGCTATTCCACAGAGGGCTGGCGCAAGTATCAGAAATGGGACTATTAAGCAAAGCAGAGGGAGAAAAAAGCCATGCTTACACCTGAAGAAATCAAAAGGTATATTGACGATGACACGGCCAGCAACAAAAAGAAGTATGCAAGGGTTGGCCAGCGCTACTATGAAGGCAACCACGACATCAGGCAATACAAAATGTATTTCTTTGATGCTGATGGCAAGGTGAAAGAGGAAAAGATCAGGAGCAACATCAAGATCACCCATCCCTTCTTTACTGAACTGGTTGACCAGGAAGCGCAGTATATGCTTTCCGGCAAGGATGGCTTCATCAAGTCGGATGACCCCAACCTGCAAGCGCTGCTTGATGAATACTTCAACGAAAACGAAAACTTCATGGCTGCGCTGTATGATGTCATCACAGGTTGCATCGTCAAGGGCTTTGAATATATCTACGCATACAAGAATGAGGATGGCCGCATTTCCTTTGAATGTGCTGACAGCCTGCGTGTGGTAGAAGTGAAGGAAAACCCCACGGATGAAACCTGCAAATATGTCATCCACTGGCGCAGTGAGTATATCAGCCGGGAGAAAAAGACCGTCAAGCGCATTGTGGTATGGGACAAGCAGTTCAGATACTTCTTTGTCCAGGAGGGCAATGGAGCCATCCAGGAGGACAAGAAGCGCAAGCCCATGCCCCATAGCATTTACACGGAAGGCGCAGATGAAAATGCCTATGCTGAAAGTTTCGGCTTCATCCCCTTCTTCCGGCTGGATAATTGCAGCAAGCAGCACAGCGGCCTGAAGCCCATTAAAGATCTGATTGATGACTATGATCTGATGGCCTGCGGCCTGTCCAATAACATCCAGGACACGAATGAATCCTTGTATGTGGTCAAGGGCTTCAAGGGCAATCTGGATGAAATGATGCACAACATGAAGGCCAAGAACCACATCAACGTGCCGTCTGATGGCGATGTTGACATCAAGACCCTTGACATCCCCTACGAAGCCCGGAAGGCCAAGCTGGAACTGGACGAAAAGAGCATATACCGTTTTGGTATGGGCTTCAATTCGGCCCAGGTGGGTGATGGCAATATCACCAACATTGTCATCAAGTCCAGATATGCGCTGCTGGATCTGAAGTGCAACAAACTGGAAATCAGGCTGAAGCAGTTCCTGCGCAAGCTGCTGAAGATCGTGCTGGACGAGATCAACACCGAAAAGGGCACGGAATATGCCCAGAAGGATGTGTTTTTCGACTTTGAGCGCGAGATCATGACCAATGCTGCCGATAATACCCAGATGGAGTTGACGGATGCCCAGGTCAGGCAGACGGAAATCAACACCCTGCTGAACCTGCGGGAAGTCATCGACAATGAAACCATGATGAAGCTGATCTGTGAACAGCTTGATATTGATTATGATGACATCAAGAGCAAGCTGCCCAAGCCTGAACCTGAACCCGAACCCACCGCCCCGGCAAAGACTGCCCTGGATCAGATCGTGCCTGAAGATGGTGATATGAGTGCTTAAAAGGGAAAAAGAAGTCTTTGGCTACCTGCTGGACACAGAAGAAGCCGTGATGAAGGAACTGGAAAAGCAGTACAGGAAAGCCCTGGAGGACATCAAAACCTGCATCAGAATCATGCAGACCGATGAACTGACACAATCCAGGATAAACCGTATCAACTACCAGAAAACCATGAAGAAGCAGGTGGAAGCCATACTGGAAAAGCTGCACAGCGATGAATACACATCCATGCAGCAGTACCTTTCAGGCACCTATACTGATGCCTATGTTGGCACGGTGTACGCCCTGCACGGTCAGAGCGTCCCGGTGCTGATGCCCATTGACCAAAGGGCGGCGGCCAAGGCTATTATCACAGATAGCAAGATCAGCACTGACCTATACACCCACCTGGGCGTGGACATCAAGAAGCTGAAAAAGGCCATCCCCAACGAAATCACCAGGGGCATTGCTTCCGGCATGCTATTTCAGGATATAGCGCGGAACATAGCCTTCACCACAGGCACCCCGCTGAACCGTGCAAAGAACATCGTACAGACGGAAGGCCACCGCATTCAGCAGGCATCTGCCCACGATGCCCGGCACCATGCCATATCACGGGGCGCTGATCTTGTCAAGCAGTGGGATTCCACGCTTGATGGAGCCACCAGGGACACCCACCGCAGGCTGGATGGCCAGATCCGTGAAGTGGATGAACCCTTTGAAATGGATGGCAAAGAAGCACAATTCCCTGGTGACTTTGATGATCCTTCGGAGGATTGCCGCTGCCGCTGTGTGGCCCTGTCCCGTGCCAGGTCTGCCCTGGATGCTGCCGAACTGGAAACCATGAAGGAAAGGGCAAAGTTCTGGAATCTGGACAAGACAAAGGACTTTGATGACTTCAAAAAGAAGTACATTGATGCTGTGAAGAAAGCACCTGAAGGCAAAAATCCTGTGCAAGCAAAGACCATCAAGGAAGCAGCAGACCATGCCAAGACCCTTGGTATAAAGCACGTTTACTATGACGATATGCCGCTTGAAATGGCCAATCTGATGAATCAAGCCATCCAGACTTTGCCTGAAGGCATCAGGCCTGAATTCGTTGGAATGAGCAAGGACATTGAGCAGATCAGCAGGGTGCCATTCGGCAGAAGCTCCAAGCAGTATTATGGCGTTTCGGTGGAAGTCATGGATATGTACTTTGGCAATGGCATTTATGATTTTGATGGCGGCAACATGGTTGGAATCAGCAGCTATTACAAAACGCCTGCAAAGATCACAAAGGCCAAACAAACCGCACAGGAAGCATATGAAAAGAAGTATGGACGCAAATGGTTCTTCAATGAAGATGGCGAAAGCACTCCTTTTCATGAAATGGGCCATGTGTACGCCAATAAGAAGGGCTTGCCAAAGGGATTTGAAGATGATGCCATTCGCTGGGCAAAGGAATCTGGATGCGATATGCTGAAAAAGCCAAGCGAAGCATGGGCAGAAGCATGGGCTGCATATCACACACAGAACCCTGCGCTTCCTGAGTATATTAGAAAATATATCAAGGAAGCATCCTCTTCCGCGGCTGGCAAAACCATCAAAAATGGCTTGATTGGTTTTGAAGAAAATGGTATAATTAAGAAGAGGATTGATGAATTCTCCAAAGACCTGAAGGCTGGGAAAATCAGCACAAAGATCAGCAAACAAAAGCAGGCAAGGCATGTGCTGGGCAGCAAGGAATATGATGTATATTCTGAAAAAGTTGCCCATTACGGTGATAAACCTTCCTACATTCGGGAGGATTTGAATATTGATAGCCTGCAAGAAATGGTCAAAGACAAGCTGGGAACAGGAATCATTGAAGTAAAAAATGATAACAGCATCCAGGAATTCTTTGACTGTGACGATGTTATTGGTTACTGGTATGACAAAAGCAAGCAGGAATATGTTCCAACCAGAAGGGTGCAAGTAAAATATGCACTTGGCAATGGAAACATCCACATCATACCCGTGAAAGAAAGCAAGTAAGGTGGCGATGTTATGATTGATATTCTTGACAGACTGCAAGACGAAGAAGGTTTTGTCAGGCTTGTTTTAGCATCTGGCACAATCGTATTCGGAAAGCCTGATTGCATCGTTTACGATGATGAAGGGGACGAAATCATCAAAAAGATTCGGTTTGAACCTTGGGATGGCATTTATGCTGTTTATTATAGCATTGATGACATCAAGGAATATGACCGAATTGATGAAGATGACATCCCACCTTCGGAATAACAAATAAACAATCAAAGCACCCTGCACAAGCTGCACGGTGCTTTTTCTATGCGCTGGAAAAGAGGGTGATTCCATTGCAGCACTAATGTGTGGATAGTGATTTTATCGGGTGGAGCAAGTTACAATCAAGCAAAAAACCGTTGAAAAGACTGCATTTGCGGTCTTTTTTTCTATTTCAGAATCAAGAAAGGAGCAAGTAAAAGTGGATTGGAAAGCAAAGCTGACCTCCCGCAAGCTGTGGGTGGCCCTGTCCGAATTCATCGGCATGCTGCTGGTGGCCTTTGGCGTGGCCGAGGACACCGTGACGCAGGTGGTGGCCATCGTCATGGCTGGCGCTGGTGCCCTGGCGTATATCATCGCTGAAGGCCTGGTGGATGCCAAGGCTGCGGCTGAACC